ATGCCGTTCCAGCTTACGGCAAGATCGACGACCATCCTGCCGCGACGGGCGCACAATGAAGGCATGACACAGGTTGGGATGAACTCGCATGGCGCGGACGCCCGGCACCAAAAGCATGCGATCAGCGAACGACATACGGTGACACTTGGGGGAGTGCCACAGAAGATCTCCGTGGAAGGACCGGGAGGTGAAGCGCCGGTCATGATCATGTTCCACGGCGGGCCATGGGCGCCGTTCATCTACGGACTCGCCTACCGCGGCTTCTATCCGGAACTGTCCAGCCGATTCACACTCGTCTGGTGGGACCAATACGGCTGCGGCAGGAACGCCAGACGACTGCGCGACATGCCATCCGACATCAGCGTGGAAACGTTCGCGCACATGGCCATCGGCTTGACCGACGAAATCCGCAGACGATTCCCGCATAGTCCGATCCTGCTCAACGGATACTCGTTCGGCACCTACCTGACCATGCAGACGGCCGCCGCACGTGAATCGGACATCGCCGGCGTGATCAACCTCGGACCGATCATGAGCATGCGCGAAGCCACCGGACACTTCCGCGCCGCATGCGACCGTCGGATGAACGAGCGCGAACGGTTCAGAATGCAACGGCTGCAGACTGTGGAACGCTACGATCCCTACGCCGCCTACGTGGAACAATTGGCCGGCAAATACACGAACTGCTGCCACTACAGAGGCGCATCGTCGGGTGACGGTTCGGCATGGCGCACGATAACAGACAGTTGGCGCAACGATGCCATGTTTCGCCGGTGGATGCTACGCCTGGTAACCTCCGGAGACTACCGTCCGCTCGACCTGATCGGAGCCGCCATGGGAACGCTGCCATACGGCCGCACATCGCGACGATTCCACACGCTCTGGGACTCCATGGAAAACATCGACCTCTGGTCGCTCGCCGAACGACTCACCGTCCCCATGATCTATCTTCAGGGCGACGCCGAACTCTACGTGCTGCCCGACAAGCTGGCCGCGCTCGCCGAACGCAGACCCAACGTGGAATACGTACGGCTCGCCCACAGCGGACATATCCCGACAAGCCGGGCATGGGAACAGGCGATGCAAGCCATGATCAGGTTCGGCGAGACCGTTTCGTAAGTGGCTCCCGTGACCGTGCACGCTCGCCATCGCGTTCTTCGATGAGCTGGGCGAGCTGCGCGGACAGGGCGTCGATCTTGGCCTCCAGATTGGCGTCACGGGTGGCGCTCTCCTGTGCGTCCTCATCAAGTTCGCGGCTCATCTGCGCCTCGAGGGTCTTGGTGAACGCCTTCTGATCGCCCACCTGCACGCGTTCCATGATCCACGACGCCACCATGGCCGAGACCACGCCGATCAGCGTGATGCCGCCGAGCATGAGCGCCGCCGCGACCAGACGGCCCTGCCATGTCGTGGGCGCGTAGTCGCCGTAGCCCACCGTGGTCACCGTGACGAACGCCCACCACACGGCGTCGCCGAAATCGTCGATCTGCCTGGTGGGGGCGTACTGTTCCACGTCGTACACGGCGAGCGCGCCCACGTAGATCATCATCGTGACCGCACCCACCACATAGATGGCGATTCGGCCGCGCAACGCCATGCCGGACGTGCGGTTGAGTACCTTGAGCACCATGAACAGGCGGAGCAGCCGCAGTGGCCGCAGCATGGGCAGTACGACCGTGGCAAGATCGAACAGGTGACGGAAGAACCAGAACTGGCGGTTGTCCGACAGGATGAGCGACACGATGTAGTCGGTGGCGAACATCACCCAGATGATGTTCATGATGGTTTCCGTGACGATCGTGCTGGATGGGCGGGCGAGCACCTGATACGAGTAGACGACGAGGAACACGACGGCGGCGCCGGTCATGGGCCATTCCGTCCACTTGCGCCACTGGTCGAGCGTGAGTCGGTTGTGGCGCTTCGGACCGTTTGGTTCGGGGGCGTGAATCTCGTGAATCTTCGGCATGATATTCGACACCTTCGTCGGTTCTGTACCGTTCATGATTCCAGAGTATCCCAGAACGGTGGGGGATACGTCGGATGCGGTTCGGATGGGGAAGATGGGTTGGTATGCATTATGCGTGGCTTCCCATGACGGGAAGCCGGAAATGCAAGAAGTATGAAGTAGGGCCGCAGGGGCTTGAACCCTGGACCGACGATTCATCGATTCCAGAGGTTCGATTTCCTGCAAGGCGTATTGTACTGACATTGGCCGATTAGCTAGGATGACGAAATATGGTGCACCATGACCAGATATCGCAACCGGCATGTGGCACCGCCCCCGACACAACGCCTGATCGACTCGTATCTTGATTCGCTGCGCGCCGCAGGGCAGCGGCCTCAGACATTGGATACCCGGTACAGGCAGCTTGTGAGGATTCTCAGTGAAGTGGATCCACTGACATGCACCGATGAAGACATCGTTGGTTGGTTGGCCGCGCGACGGTGGGCGGCCGAGACCAGAAAAAGCAATCGTTCCGCCATTCGCGGATTCTTCCAGTGGCTGCAACGGACAGGGCGCCGGGCCGATGACCCTGCCTATGATCTGCCCAGGATACGCGCGCCGAAGCCTCAGCCACGGCCGTGCCCGGACAGGCATGTGACGGCCGCGCTCGGCATGGCCGAAGATCTCGGCGAGACCATCATGGTGCGCGCGGCGGCGGAATACGGGTTGCGGCGTGGCGAGATAGCGCGGCTCAGCAGCAACGACGTCATCGATGATGCGGGCGGTCGGGCGCTGATCGTCCACGGCAAGGGCGGCAAGACGCGCACGCTGCCGATCTCGGACGATTTCGCCGCTCTGGTCTTGGCTCACGACGGGTACGTGTTTCCCGGCCGGTTCGGCGGGCATGTAGAGGAATCGTACGTGGGTACGCGTCTGTCCAGGCTGCTGCCGGACGGGTTCGGCGCCCATACGCTGCGTCACCGCTTCGCGACGCGCACGTATGAGAGCACGCGGGATATCCTCATGGTGTCCCGCGCGCTCGGTCACGAATCGGTCGCAACGACGCAACGCTATGTCGCGCTGCCTGCCGACATGCTGCGCGATATGGTCGAAACCGCGCGTCTCGCCTAGCCTTCGGCGCTCACGGTGATCTTCAGGGCGTCCAGTTTGGCCTTCACCGCGTCCTGCACGGTCTTGGCGATGTCCTGCGGGTCGGCGCCCATGGCCTTGGACAGGGCCTCTATGGCGGCGGCCTGCGCGGTGATCGTTGCCGACATCTCGCGCACGCGCTTGTCGATGTTGACGACGCGCGTGTAGATGTCGCCGTTGGTGCCGTCGCCGGTGCCGGCGTCATCGGTTCGGCCGAGGATGGCGAAGAGTCTCGCGGTGTCCCAGTGTGTGAAGCTTAGGTGTTTCCATGCCTCGATGTCGTTCTTGCCGTATTCGCCTTCCTGTCCGATGCCGGCGTTCCATACGTCCTGTGGTGTCATGGTTTCGGGTTCCTTTCCTGTCGCCACCAGATTCCTGAATTGGTCCCATGTGTATCCCCACCTGGTGAAGTAGGGGATGGGGTCGGTGTGGTCGGTGCCACCCCACCGTGATCGGGCGATGTCGTGGTTGATGAGCCGGTCCATGCCCCAACCGTGGGCGTTCAGCCGTTCGCGCACCACGGCGGCGGCGATGATGATGCCGCGTGCGAAGTCGTCCCGGTTGGTCGCTTCGCAGATCTCCAGTCCCTCGACCATGCGATTGCCGTTGCCCACCTGCCAGCACACGCGGTTGTAGGGCACGGTGTGCAGGGCTTCCTTCCAGTCGCTGACCAGGTGTACGGCGTACGGGTAGTCGCGTGACCACAGACTGGCGTGGTTGGCGGCCGTCGCTCCCGGATTCGCGGTGGAATGCACGCAGAAGTAGGACGGGGTGAAGACGCCGTGTCCCCCGTTGACGATGCGCTCCTTGATGACGCTCATGACTTTTTCCCGTCGTCGCGGCGGAACAGGTCCAGCACCGGACTTTGGGCCAGTTCGGGGTTGATCTGCACCAGATTCTCAAGGATGGATGCCGTCTCGGTGAGGATGATGTACACGCACGCGGGGATGACTAATGGCAGCGTGTATCCGAGATCCACCCAATGCTGTCCGTGCTCGATGACGCCGGCCAGCACGACAACGAGCACGTACGCGCTCTTGTGCCACAGTCCCTCGCGCATTTTCCCGCTGTCGATGTCGTGGGCGTGCGCGGCCTTGGCGATGCCGGTGCCGTAGTCCATGATGATGAGGATGCCGGTAATGATGAGCGCGGCGAGTTCGGTGGTGTTCATGCCTAGTCCTTCCTAGTTGCCGGATTTGGCGATGATGAGGCCCTGGTGCCACATCTTCTCCGGGATGTCGTTCTTGCTGCCGTCCGTGTGGCACCAGAAGATCTCATGCCCGTTGATGCCGAGGAATCCGGTACCGGCTCGGTCGGCGCCCGTGTTCTCGGCGCATGGGAACATGCATTCCTCGCTCGACAAATCGTTGCCGATGTTTGCGATGGGCACCTTCACGAAGGCGTCCTTGTTGAACGCGCCGTTGTTCTGCCAGTACACGCGAATGAACAGCATGGCGCCCAGTCGTATGCCGCTGACCGACACCACGTCGTTCGTGTCGGCCTTCTTGGTCCATGTCAGCACCTTGTACTGGGTCGCCCACCACAGGTCACGGCGGGTCACGTCCATCAGCGCGGTCCATTTGCTGCCGTCGCTGATATAGGCGCCGAAACCGCCGTTGGGGCCGGTCGATGGTGATTGCACGAAGCCGATTTGGCCCATGCTGCCGGACTGGTTGCCGAGCACCTGCGGGTTCAGGGCGATCACGGGTGCGATGCCCTCGGGCGTGGTGCGCGCGTCCACGATCTTCAACGCGTCTTCCACGCCCTGCGCGATGCTTTTGGACGCGGCGGGCGCGTCGGCCACGAAGTCCGATGGTTCCAGATAGGGGATGCCGTATGTGGGGGTCTTGTCCATTACTGTCCTTTCTCGATGGTGTTGACGGTGCCGAGTTCGCCCAACGTGACGTCGGCCAGCGTCGCCCAGGTGATGGCGGTGCCGGTGAACGCGTTCCAGGTGATGCGGCCGGTCGCGGTGGTCAGCGGCCATAGGGTCACGTCGTGGCGGAGCACCGGCGTGGTGCCGTGCCATTGGAACGTGAGGGTGCCGCCGATGGTGGTCCACGCGCCGCCGAGCGCGGGGTGTCCGTCCGCGTCGGTCAGTCGGTTGGTGAGCGCGCCGGCGAAGACGATGGGGCCGCTCGGTGCGGCGTGGAAGAGCGTGGGCCATGCGGGCGGGTCCAGTTTGTCGCTGCGGAACGTGATGGTCTCGTATCGCAGTCGTCGGTTGATCTGCACCAGCCATTCGGCGCGCACGGTGCGTTCGGTGTCGTTCGGCGTCCATGTGCCGGAACCGTAGACGCCGGCCGATTCGTCGGCGCTTACCGCGTCGGACTGCACGGAGATCGTGTGCGCCGTCGCGGTCAGGTTGCCGGGCAACCGGCCTTGGCCGCTGAACGTCACCTGCGCGTCGTCGAACTCAAGCACGCCGTCGTTGTCGGTCTTGGCGCGCCGCGTGTCGATCACCGCGCCGGTGACGGGTTCGGGCACCACGTACACGCTGTCGGCCACCACGCGGCTTGCCGGTATCGCCGGACGGTCCACGCCCGCACGCTGCACCGACAGGCCGCCCGAAGCGTCCATGACGATGGCGGCGGTGTCGTAGTCGGCAGACTCGGCCACGGTCTGCGCCATGACCATGCTGCCGTTGCGTGACGGGTATTCGTACCAGAGCGGCCATGATCGGTGATGCGCGTACAGGCGGTGCAGCAGGTCCAGCAGGCTCGGGTAGTCGTCGGTGGTGTAGGGCGCGACGGACGGGGGCAGGGACAATGCGCCAACGTCCACGTTCGGAGCGCCGGCCGCTATCGCCCGGCGGCGGATCTCGGCCAGTCGGGCGGCGGGCGTGCCGGTCCAGTGCAGTCCCGACCATTTCGCGGCCGATGACGTCGGGCCCTGCGATTGGCTGCGCTTCCACAGCAGCAGGCGACTGGTCGCCGTGAGGTCCAGCCGGTACCCGGTCTTGGTCCGTTCGATGGTGCCGCCCGTGCTCACGATGCCGTCGAACAGGGTGATGGCTTCGGGGTCCAGACTGTCGGGCAACGGCGGTTGCACGCGCGTGTACAGGCGTTCCAGGGTCACGCCCTGTTCCGCCCATGTGCCGATCGATTCGGTCGCGTCGGCCCATCGCGGCTGCGATGAGAGTTGCAGCAGCACGCGCGCGCCGGCCAGTTCCAGCACATGGCCGGCCGTGTCGCCGGTCCTGTCCAGAAGCGTGAAGGACAGCACGGCGGGGTCGGGCTGCTCGGCGATGTCGTCGGTGCCCCACTCGATGCTGAAGCCGGCCAGTGCGGCCAGATCGCCCGAGTGGTCGTTGACGCGTCGCCAGCCGTCGCCGAGGTCAAGGAACATGAACGGTTGCTGCGCCATTAGTTCCGCTTCCTCTCATAGTCGGTGAGCAGCCTGCGGATTTCCTTGGCGGTGCCCTCGCGGTCGATGACCTTGCCCTGAATGGTCACGTTGACCACGGTGGTGTCCTGGCGGAGCGTGGGCCGGACGCTGCTTCGGAGCATGGTGGCGGTGGATCTCGGCACGGTGAGCAGGTCGGACGCGGCCAGCGTGCGCGCGGGCTGGTACGCGCGTGCGGCCATCACCGCCATGGGCATGGCCTGCGGTGCGGCCGCCTGCGCTTCGCTCTGCCCGGACACCAGCCCGGACAGCCAGCCGGTTGCCTTGTCCCATAGTCCCTTGATGCCGTCCACGATGCCGCTGATCTTGTCCTTCAGCCACTGGAACTTGGACGCCACCCATTCGATGGGCGCGCTGAACGCGCTCTTGAGGCCCTCGCCGATGCCCTGGAAGAAGCCGGTCAGGCCGCTCCACGCGCTGCGTATCCCGTTGACGGCGTTGCTTGCGCCGTTCCTGATCTGGTTCCACTTGTCGCCGAACCACGCGCCGATGGATCCGAAAAGGCCGGTGATCCACGCCCAGAACGCGTTCCACACGCCGCGTATCGCGTCCACCGCGCTGCTCGCGGCCTGCCGTACCTGCTGCCAGCGTGCGGCAAACCACGCGCCGAGCCCGGAGAACACGCCGGTCAGCCATGACCAGAACGCGTTCCATGCCGAGGTCAGCCACTGCGCGGCGGCTGCGCCCGCCTGCTTCACCGCGTCCCAGTGCGCGGCCAGCAGGACGATTGACGCGATCACCGCGACGATGATGGCGATGATGGGCAGGAACGCCAGATTAACGCTGCCCTGCGCGATGGCGACGATCGCCGCGACGACGGCGTACGCGCTCATGGCCGCGTTCAGGGTGACGATGATCGCGGCCACGGCGGCTATCACGCCGATCAACGGCACCAACCACGCGCTGTTGTTCTGCACCCATGTGCCGAACTCGGCCAGCTTCTGCGCGGCCGCCGTGACGGCCGGTAACAGGGCCTCTCCCAACGCGGCCTTGGCGTTCTCGAACGATGCGGCCATGCGCTGCTGCTGTCCCTGCGCCGTGTCCGATTCGCGCGCGAAGTTGCCCACGGCCTTGCCCGACTGCGCCGTGATCGCGGCAAGGGTCGCCTGCATCTTCGCGTTGCGGTCGCCGCTCTTGTAGAGATCGCCTAGGCCCATGCTTGCCGCTTGGGCCTGAAGCGTGGCGTCGTTCAGGCTGATTCCGTACTTCTCGATGGGGTCCATCTCGCCCTTGAGCGCCGACGACAGGGCGTCCACGGCGTCGGCCGTGCTGCCGCCGAACATGGATGACAGGTCGGCGCCGAGACCGATGAGCTCGTTGGTCTTGTTGGCGGATTCGTCCACCGACATGCCCATGTTCTGAAGCTGTGAGCCGACCAGTGTGGCGAACTCGTTGTACTCGTTCTTCGACAGGCCCACGGCCTGCGCGGCCGCGTTCGACCATTCCAGCATCTTCGATGCACTGGATCCAAACACGGTTTCGACGCCGCCGACCGACTGTTGCAGATCTCCGGCGCTTTTGATGCACGATGCGGCGCCCGCGCCGATCGCGCCCAACGCGGCGGCCGCGCCCACGCTTGCCTTGTCCAGCTTGTCCTTGAAGCTCATGGACGCGCGTTCGGCCTTGTCCATCGCGGCCACGGCCTGTGTGGCGTCGCCGATGATGCGGATTGCCAGGATGGCCGATTTCATGCGATCACCTCACCTTCGCTCTTGCCTCTTCGGCCTGGTCGGCCTCTTCGCGGAGCAGCTGCACGCAGGTGCCCCAGTCCGCTTCGTCCGGCATGGTCTCCCGTCGCCACTGCCACGGGGTGCCGCCGAACCGGGCCGCAAGGATGCAGCTGGTTTCGCCTAGGCTTCCGGCGTCCCACCGGTCAAAAAATCCGGCGCATCCGTGGCCTCGGCGATCACGGTGCCGTTCGGCGCCTCAATGGTTTCGGTGTCCACGCCGGGCTTGATGTCCTCGATCTGCACGACGGAACGCAACCACTGCTCGAACGGCTCGTTGAGCTGCCCGGCGCTGCGGAGCTTGGCGTACACCTGGTAGGCCATGAACGTCACGGGTTCGTCCTGCACGGTGCCCAGATGGTTGTTCTTCAGGTATCGGGTCGCCATGATCTGCTCGAACATGGTCACGGTCAGTTCCTCGCTGTGCCCGTCCTTGTAGGTGACCTTGGTGGTCTTGATGCTGCTCATTTGCTGGTGTCTCCTGTGGTGATTCGGTCGATGATCTTCTGCACGGCGTCCGCGTACAGCTGCGTCCACTGCGGTTCGGTGTTCTTGGCCGCCGTGTTGGCGAAGCGCGTGGGCCTGATGTTGTGGCCGGGCCATCCGTAGTTGATGACGCCGGCGTAGGGTACGCGCTTCGAGCCGACGCGCACGACGCCGGCCTTCTGCGTGGCGCCCGCGCGCACCGACGCGGCCAGTCTGCCCGACTGGTGCGGGGCCAGATTCTTGGCTTCGGGGACCACGATCTGCGCGGCGTCCTTGTTGACCTTGCGCAGGTCCTTCAGGTCAGCGCCGGCCTTCTTCAGGCCGCGTGCCAGTTCCTTGGCGCCCTTGAGTTGCAGATAGCCGTTGCCGCCGGCCGCGACGGTGCCCGCCATGGGTCACGCCTCATACGAGGTCGCGGCCACGTCCAGCGCGACAAACGAAAAGTCGTTGCTGTTCTTGGTCTTCACGTCGCCGCCGAACTTGATGGACGACACGACGACGCTGCCGGACAGCTTCACGGTGCCGGACGTGTTGGGCACCCACTCGAACGGCAGGGTCTCGCCTGAATGGGTCAGGCACCATACCTGAAGCCCGTCCATGCTGAAGTCTTCCTTGATGCTGCCGGTGAGCGCCCATGTCTCGGACTGGGTGCCGCCCTCGGTGTGTCCGTCCAGGAAGTTGTCGTTGTCCTCGGTGTCCGTGCTCGGCTCAAGCGCCGTGTTGATGACGTCCGCGCTGAAGTCGCGCGCCGAGTTGGTCGCGCCGATCTTCAGACTTCCGGGGCCTAGTGTCCTTACCTTTGCCATGATTGTCCTTTCATTCGTCTTCCGTGATTTCCAACGGGTTCAGGGTGATGGTGTAGGCGGCGAGACTGCCGACGCCGGCAATGCTGAACGTGCTGGGCTTCGCGTCCTTCATGTTCAGGTGCAGGCCCTGCAATCGCTCCACCGCGTCTATGAGCAGGTCCATCGCGGCGGTCTGCGTCGCCATCGTGCCGGCGATCAGGTTCACCGTCCACACGGGGGTGACGAACTGCCAGCCGTCGAACGTGATTTCGGGCGGGTCGATCAGCACGGCGATTTTGCCGGGCAGGGGTCGGGCTTCCTGCGCGTCGATGGTGACGACGGTGGCGAGATCGCCGAGCATGTCGGTCAGCGTGTCTATGAGCGCCTTACGCTCGGTGGCGACGTACCCGGTCATGCGATCACCATCGCTCCCGTGGGCACTCCGGCCGCGTTCAGCTTCGCCCACACCGATCGGAGCGGGTCGGCGCTGATGCGGAACGGCTCAAGCGTGCCGTCGCTCACGTTCATCACGCCCAGGCGCGCGTCACGCGAATTGTAGAGGTCGGCAGCGCAGGATACGACGCAATCGGTCCTCACGGTGTCCGCCACCTGATAGTCGCCGATCGCGCCGGCCACGTAGCCCATGGCGGCCGATATGGCCCGCTGCACGCGGTTGTCGTCGCCGGCAGGCACGCCGATCTCGTCGCGCACCGCGCTTTCGTATGGCTTCCAGTCGTCCGCCATGGTCGTTTCCTTTCTATTCGATTCTGTTGAGCGTCGGCCGTATCGTCCTGGGTTCGGACAATGCGGCGTTGACGTTGATCTGGCACCGGTAGCGTCCGGCCTCAAACGTGGCGGCCGGGGTGCCGGGCTTTATCAGCGAGTCGCCGGACTGTGACGGTGCCACCTGCAAGAGCAGGTCCCACGAGTCGAATGACGTCAATCCCTCGGACGCCTCTATCGAGTACGTGCCCGATTCCAGATTCACGGTCGCTTCAAACGTGGTCCACGACTTGTATTCGCCGGTGAGCGTGTACGTGCCGTCGCCGTTGTTGGTCAGGGTCACGCCGCTCTTGCTTGTGGTCGGGATGTCCGGCCACAGGTTGGCTAGCTCAGCCCCCCCCCCATTGAGATCCGTGACGTCGGGCTTCACCCACTCGGTCGCCGTGTCGCCCGCCTCAAGCTGAATCCGCGCGGTGCCGTCCACCGGATTCGTGGTGTTGGCGGCAATACGCAGTTCCAGCGTGGTCGTTTCCTGAGGAACGGTCGCGGTAGGGGCCGATGACGTCAGCGTGGCAAGCACGCCCGTGGATCCACGGAGCTGCAAATATGCGTACGTGCCGCCCGGCAGCGTCTTTGCCGAATAGGTGACCGTCTCCCCCCTGATCGCGTCGGGCACCGGCAGTTGCCAGCGAATGCCCACGTTTGCGGCGGTCGGCGTGCCCGACAGGTGAAGGCTGCCGTCATCATTCACGCTCACGGTCAGACCGTTTCCGGTGGCCGGCCCGTAGGAGAGCAGGTTACGCGACGCTACCGGGGGGGGGGTTACGCTTTTGGGAAGGCCACCGGGATGAGGCCGAGCGGCTGCGTGGCCGCGACTGCAAGGTAACCATAGACCGAATAGTTTTCGGTGAGCTTGGTGGGGTCGCCGTCGGACAGCTGCGTGGGGCCGCCGCTCTCCCACACCGTCACCGCTTCGGGGTCGATGAAGCACGCGGTGCCCGAGGGGGCAGCGGGCAGCATCTGCACGGGGACTCGCAGGAACCGGCCGGCGATGCCGGTCAGGTCGAAGTCGCCGATGGTGTCGCTACCGTCGCCGGACAGGTCGAAGAAGCGGCTGCCGGTGTCCTTGAGCTTGATGAGCGCGGCCATCACGTCCTTGGACACGCCGAGACGGGTCAGGTTCACGTTGCGGTCGTCGGCCAGTTCGGCGGCGTCCATGATGAGCGCGGCCCACTGGTCGATGGTCATGGCTGCAAGCGCGGCGGGCGCGGTGATCTTGTTGGCGTTGGTGGCCGCGTCCCTCTGTGCGGCGATGGTGTCGTACAGGTACTTGCGCACGGCCGTTTCGGTGGCCTTGGCGTAGGCGTTGCGAAGCGCGGCAAGCGCGGTGTTGAGCATGGGCGTGGTGCTGCGTTCGATCACCTGGCGAGACAGCGTGGTGTAGCCGCCGTACGTGTCGATGCTCACGCTCTTGGTGCCGAAGGTGACCTTGCCGAACGGCAGCGCGCCGCCCTCGGACGTCTGCTTGGATGCGGTTGTGGTGTCGGTGGCGACCACGTTGTATTCCATGCTCATGCCCTTGGCCGGCAGTGTGTCGTGGGTCAGCAGGTTGGTGACCTTGCGTCGCATTTCGATGAGCCGCAGGTCATCGGCGATCCACGACACCGTGTTGCCGGTGTCTCCGGTGGCGATCAGGTCACGGCAGTCGTGCATGATCTGCACGGCCGCTTCGTCGCCCTGGTACAGGGCCTGAAGGTAGTCGCCGGCCGTCCGGTACTCGCCGCCGAGCACCTTGGGCGCTTCCGTGGCGCCGGCCTTGGCGATGGCCGCCTTTAGGCTGCGCTGTTCGTCCTTGATGCCGTCCAGCATCTCGGAAAGTTCCTTGTCCATCCGGGTTTCCTCGCTTTCCTGGTTGTTTCCGGTTTCAGACACTTCGTTGAGGGGGTCGGCGCTGCGCTGCCCGGTGATCTTCGCGGCCTCATACGCGGGCCATGACACCACCGACGTTTCGAGCAGTCGTACCCGTTTGCGGTGGGCGACGCCCTGCTTGTCGGTCTCGGATTCCACGGGGATGAATCCGACCGACAGGCTGTCCAGCGCGCCGTCGCGGAGCAGGGCCACCACGTCGCGGCCGCGCTGCGTGTCGCTGATGCGCGCCGTGATGTGCAGCCCGTCGTCACGCGGTTCGGCGCCGGTGATGCGGCCGATCAGTTCGCCGTGCTGGTAGCACAGCTTGGCCGAGTCCACGTCGTCGAACACGCAATCACGGTCGAACGTCTCGGCGCCGTCCCATGTGTCGATCACCTGTCCGAACGGCACGGCCACGCCTTCCAGCGTCCGGCCGTCGCCTTCCTCGGCCGAGCGAAGGCACATGCCCTTCAAGCCGATTTCACGCCTCATTGCTGGTCCTTTCCGGTGCTGCGATCAGCGGCGGCAGCGCCTCACGCGCGCGCACCTCGTTGACGTCCATCCATCCCGCGTCTATCGCCGTCTTGTAGGCGTTGAACCGGTCGGCCATGTCCGCGCGACGGCTCGAATCCCAGTCGAACGCCGCCGTCCGGCCGCGCGGCAGCAGACGGTTGAACAGTTCCTCGATTTCGCCGGCGTAGGCCGCAAGCGTGTAGTCGGCAAACTCAATCCACGACTGCTCGATATTGCTATAGGTGAGGTTCGAGCCATCCACGGCCGCAAGCATGATCGACGCGGGGATGCCCAATAGTCGCGCGATCTGCGTGGTGTCGAACTTCTGCGTCTCCAGAAACTGCAAGTCGGCCGGCTTCATGTCCAGCGGCACGTACTTCAGTTTCGAGCCCAACACCTTGATGTCGGCGGCGGTGCCGGTCGCCTTCCACGCGTCCTTCGCGTTCCTGGCGATCTCGGGCGTCACCTTTTCCTCGGTCTGAAGATAGCCCTTGATGTTGGAAGAGTCGGTGTAGAACTTGGCCTTGTAGTCGCGGGCCATCTGCGCGCCCTCAACCTCTTCGCGCGCCGCCGAGATCGGGCCAAGGCCACGCAGGCGGCCGGGCACGTTGAGGAACTTGCAATGCACGATGTCGTCGGGGCCGTAGTCCTTGCCGAGATACGAGTAGCGGAGCTTCGGCGCGGCGGGGTCATGTCCGTCGTCGGACACCACCACCAGCGCGGGCGGCAGCACCTCGCACGACACCACGTCGCCGCCGAAGCGCACCAGGCGGACGAAAGCGTTGCCGTCGATCACCATGGACGCCACCATGTCGGCCAGAAAGTCCCGGCGCGAACGGTTCACGTCGGGCTGGAGAACAATGGACGACACGTTGTCCAGCTTTACGCCGCCACGCATTTCATGGATGGGAAGGCCGGTGATGGCGGTCTGCAACACCTGCACGCCACGAAACACGGTGGACAGGCTCAAGGGGTCGCACGCCGTCTGGCGGGCGGGCGGCCTGATGCCGTCCGGCATGTCGTCGTCGGCGCCGCGCGTCAGCACACGTCCCGCGATCTTCATTCGCTGCCATAGGTTCATGCCGCCAAGTGTGCGCCCGTCGTGCGCCGGCCGTCCATCACCGTGCCGCCAATCGCCGCCAAGTACCGCCAAGTACCGCCAAGTACCGCCAAGTACCGCCGTTAGAAGATCTGCAAGGGGCCGGATTCCTCGGGCCTGTGCGCCGCTCCCCATGCGGCCAACATGCAGCTTTCGAGCGGTGAGGTCAGGCCGGTGCTGCCGCGTCGGCTCACGCGCCATGCGTCGCCCGCCCACTTGCGCGCCGAGTTGGCCGCGCTTGCGTCCAGATCGGGGTCGGCCGCGTGCCATATCGCCCGGTTGGTCAGGCCGCTTACGTAGCTTTGCCCGGTGGTCAGGTAGTCGGCCGAGTCCATGTCCACGAACGGGATGAGGGGGTCGCCGTCCGGGTCGGTCATGTGGTGCAGACGGTCGGACAGGTCGGCGGCGGTACCGCGATCGTCGATCACGACAGGCGCGTGGTAGGTGGCGCATAGTCGGGCGATCTCGGTGGGCGCGTACCCGGTGCCGTCCAGGATCTTCAGCAGCTGCGTCGTGATGGTGCCGTCCTGGTTGCAGATGCCGGCCGAGATGCTGGTGTGCGTGCTATCCACGTCCACGGCCACGCCGAACACCACCGGCCTGTCGTCCAGATCGGCAGGGCCGATGGGCGCGGTGACGGTTGCCGCCCACGTCGCTTCGTCAATCGCCCTGTCGGTGATGCCTTCGTCACGCCGGTTGCCGAACGCGCGCGCCCAACCGGCCGGGTTGCCCTGGAACTGCTCACGAAAATCGGCAAGCTGCGAACGGTCCCAGAGCAATCCCGCTGCGGGATGATACCGCATGATCGTATCGAGATCTTCGGGGTCGGCGTCCGATGGAATGCCGAAGTCGAACCAACAGGTGCGCCGTGACTGCTCGCCCGCACGGCAGGCGTCCAGACGACGATTGAAGAACGTGGACTCGGCCGTGCCCTCGGTGCTGGTAATCCACAGTTGCGGTTGCACGCCGGTGGCCTTCAGACGGGTAGCCATCGTGGGCATGAAGCCATCAAGAATCGTGTTGCCGGTTTCCTCGGACAGGGAGAACGCTTCATCCAAAGTGATCTTGTCTCCCTGGACGCCGTGGCCGGCAACCTTCGTCACGCTCTTCGGCATGATGACGCTGCCGTTGGCGAATGGCTGTCGGAGATCGCCGGCGCCGAGGTACGGCCGTGTGGTGATCGCCGAAAGCGGTGAGGCCTGCACCGTCTTCAGGTACTTCTTGAAGTGGTCGCCCGCGTCCTTGCCGGTCTGCGCAAGATAGTAGATGAACCGGTCCGGCCCCCACTGCGTGTTCCTGGTGTCCACCGCGTCCACAAGCGTGGACTTGCCGCACTGGCGCGGGGTGCTCAAGATCACGGTGTCGTAGAAGTAGGTGCCGGTGTCCGGGTCGATCTCGCCCGCCACGTCGGCCACCAATCGTTGCCATGGCAGCAGGGGAGTGCCGAGCAGCTGCGCGAACTTGGCGACAATCGGCCCGTCCGTCCGCCGTTCGGGGTTGCGCTCGGTGCCGCCACGCGGCGGGGTCATGCCTTGGCCTCTTGCAGCAGGCCGGCCAACGCGGGGTCGATCTCCTGTTGGGCCGGGAACTTGGTTTCCAATTCCTGATACCAGGCAAGCAGCTGCGCCATGACGCGCGACGTGTCACGGCCCTTGGCGTTCAGGGCGTCGAAATTGCGCGCGATGTTGATCATGGTCTTGCACACGTACCGGGCACTGGGATTCAGGGTACGGCCTTCCACGAAACTGTCGATGAGCTCCTTGGTGGCCTTCTCCTGCAATCCCTCGTTGGGGGTGTAATAGTCGTCGAATCCGGGTAGGGTCATCTGCATTTCTCTTCACCTCGCTAATTGCTTGTTTTCGTTGGTATTCCGCCGTTTTCAGGAATTTTTTTCCTGATTCGAGAGAGTAAAAAAGTGGGCGCGGGGTCTTGCGTCGGCGGCGTCGTTTAAAAAACGGGTCACCATTCCGGCCGCGACGGCGATTGCGTGCTATCGGAGCGCAGGCCAAGGGCGATGAGCCGTTGCCGGCGTTCGGCCTGCCGGGCGTCCACCAGCGACTGCGACAGGTGCAGCGCGTACCATTGCCGTACCCGCTTGCGTCCGGCGTCGTCCGTGGCCCGCTCCCACTCGGTCGTAAAGCCGGGGTCGATCACCTGCACGTCGTAGTCCAGTGCTATCCATTCGTCCAGCATCCGAGGGTGCCGCCTGCTGCTCGGCGTGGTCCTGGTGCACCACACGTCGATCGGCGCGGCCGAGATGGCGAACTGGCGGTAGGCGCCCGACCACGCCATGGCCACCGCGCGCCGCTCGGCAAGGCTCGGACTGGTGAGGCCCATTGCGGCGGCTAGGGCGGTGAAGGACACCACGGGGTCGCCCGCGCTCTTATGGCTGTCGATGTAGTCCACGGCCTCACGGTCACAACTGCCGGGCGGTACAACGATCATGTGCATCCTGACGCCGTAGCCGTACAGCACGCGGTCCTGCCGGGATGCGTTGCAGTGCTTGCACGCGCGGCGAATGTTCGCCACCGTGTCACGGCCGCCGTGCGAGTAAGGCACGATGTGGTCGTCTTCCTCTCCGACGCGTGTGCAGCCGGGCAATTGGAGCCAACACGCGTTGCCCCATGTCTCGATGACCTTAGATCTGACCAGAGGGTCTATGGTCTGCCTGCGTGCCATCACTTCGCCTTCTGCGTTCGCACCCACATGTCAAGGTCGGAGATCTCGTACATGCATGGACTGTTGATCGCGTCGCCCGCCTTGAACCACGTCGGCCCGCTGCCATCGCCTCTCATGCGTTCCATCTGGCGTTGCGACAGGCCGAGATAGCGGGCGGCCTGCGCCGTGGTCAGCTTCGCACGCGGATTCACGCGCCGGTTCATCGCACGCCCGCCCATGCCTTGAGCGAGGTCAGCAGATCGGCCCTGTCGAACACCTGCACGCCAGCGCGCCGGGTCGGCTTGAGAATGACGCCCATGCCAATCAACTGCTGCAACGTGTGATCGCCGGACGGGTCAGCGCCCGGAGCGACCTTGTTCAGGCGGAGCAGCTGAATCACCATGTCCCGACTGATGTTGTCCGTTCCCGTGGTGTCGTGCTCCAGCTTGCCCAGATTCCAGCGAATGGCCTGCCTGAGATCCTTGGTCCGCTGTGCCTTGTTCTTCGGTACCTGCCTTCTCGCCCTGGTCCTCTTCGGCTTGTAATCGACTGCATATCCCATCTTGCTACCTCGTTTCGTTGATCGTGTCGGTTGGTGATTCACTGCCCGGTTGGTCTTGCCGGTGCATTTCAGGTGGTGAACGGTTAGAGCGGGGGAACCTAAGCACGGGACAAAGGAAAGCGGCGAAGCCGTGCAAGGCTTCGCCGTTCCGATGTCCCGTAAGGTTCGCCACGCGAATGGATAGGCTGCTTTTCAGGCGGAGCCACGGCCGTCGCATAGGTCAGCGGCACAAGGCCGCGCGCAAGGTCTCGACAAGAGGCCCGGCACGTATGCCGGTGATAGCACCCTGTTTCGCCCTGACAATGCGCCCCAAGTCGATCAGTAAACCCGCATGAAGGCCCCCGACCTTCGTCCTTAACCACGCCGCCTTCGACGCGTGTTTGTAACGCGCTGAGTAAGGCGCGCCGGGGTGTTTTCGCCCAATCAAGGGACTTATCGTGCTACGGCTCACCCGGGGTCACAACCGATCACGGCACATTCACTTATCGTCCGGCAAGGCCCATTCAGGCCTGCCGTCTTCGCCTGCGCTCCACCGCAACCGTCGCCATCGCGTCGGTCGCAGAGGCACGCAACGCCTCAATCTCGGGCTGCGTCAGCACCACACGCACCGACACGTCACCACCGTCCACCTGAAGCGTGTAGATACCCGGATAGTCGGGCAGATTCCGCACCACGGCACGCGTGCTCATAACCGCACCCTCCAACTGATCGGGCCACGCCCGCCAAGGCCGGCAATCGCCATCGCCAGCCGGGCGAACACGGACGCAAGACACATGAACACGAACGCCACAAGACCGAACGGCGCGGCCAACACATACCGAACGACCTTCACCGTCCACCCCGTTTCGTCGGATACAGCCACTCGGCCATGTCCGCCAGACGAAACGTCGCCGACAGCAACGCCAGACCAGCGAACAAACACAAGTAGCCCACGCCTTCCAGCACGGCCGCCAAGAAATGCCCAATCATTGCACTATCTCGCCTTCGTCATCGATGGACAATTGCACTTCGTCCGGTATCGACTTGATGCAGCACACCAGCGAATACCCGTCATATTCCGGTATCTTGCCGGTGGTCAGCACAATCGCAGGGTCATCGGCATCGTCCGTGAAGCACCGCACGGTGCCGCACGTCCACTTCACCGCACCCTTCTGCGTCACAAGCCGCAACACCACAAGATCTCCCGGCCGCACATCGTTGGCCACCGTCGTGATCTCGAAACGCACGCCCATGTGTCACACCGTCCTGAACGCGCCGACGAAATGCCAATTGGCCGAAGGCACGAACACCACATACGTGTCCTCGCCAAAATGCATCATGTCGGACTGCCCGAGCGTGCTAAGCCGTTCCATCATCGGCCGGCCGTCCGCGCGCACGTCACGCACTCGGGCCATCGTGAACAACCGGGAATTGCCCAGGCACTCAAACAACGCCACATCGCCCACCTGCAACGCTGCCTCGGACACCACCGGCGCCCACTGGCGCGGCCTATGTCGGTAAGCCGTCGTCTGCTTTGACATCGCTACATCTCCTTTGAATCGGAACGGCCATAAAGGTAATCGGTCGATACGCCGAAGAAGTCGGCAATCTTTGCCAGATCTTCGGCCGAAAAGCTGGACCCCGTTTTGAACTTCTGCGTCACGGCGGAACGCGTTACGCCGAGAAGCCGCGCTAGGCTAGTTCGACTCGTATTCGTGTCATGAAGCAAAACGTCAATACGTTTTGAAACGACATCGTTTATACATTCGTAAGTCATGCTTAATATAGTACCGTATGTTAAGTGAGGTTTGACATAAATTTATCATTTTCGGTTCAGCAGTCCTAAACTTCACTGTATATTATTAAGTATGAGTACACAAACGCTAGAGCCTGATACGCAAGCAATCCCACTGGGTCAGATCATCTCTACCAACGTCCGTGTTGGCCTGGCTATGAGGGGTAAGAATCAGTCCGATCTTTCCCGTGCCCTTGGCGTGTCGCGTGCGCTGATTTCTCAGAAGGTTAATGGCGCGACTGCATGGACGATTCCAGACATGGAAAAGATAGGCCTTTTTCTCAAGGTCGCACCGTCTCGATTGTTGGACCCAAATGGTTTTTTAGTGGCTGACCATAGACGCGGAGATGTGGGGCCGCAGGGGCTTGAACCCTGGACCGACGAATTATGAGTTCGCTGCTCTAACCGACTGAGCTACAGCCCCACGTTGCCGAGGCAACTTGTCTAGGATAACAGGGTGGGTGTATTTCCGGGGGTGCTGGGGTTGAAGCTGATTGGGAGGGCACCTCATCAGTCAGACTGCGTCTGACAGCTTCCCCTCGAGGGGAAGCCAAGGGCTGAACGAATGCGCTGGGCGAATGCACATAGTGGGACGATTGTGGGCTCGCCGAAAGAAATGGCAACGGAATGCCGGTTGAAATTTTCGGGGGATACAGTGAGACGTATTGCGGGAATGGGCCCGCGCATGACCAAAGGAGGTTTCATGTCTGGAAGACTGGATGGCAAGGTTGCCGTGGTGACGGCGTCGACGCGAGGCATCGGTCATGCGATCGTGAAGAGGTTCGCCGAGGAAGGCGCGATCGTCTATATGGCCGCGCGCAATCAGGAGCGTGCCGAGGCGAAGATCGCCGAACTCATGGCCGAGGATGCGATCGTGAAGTCCGGCGGCGTGGTGAAGTTCGTCTACAACGACGCTTCGAAGGACGAGACCTATGCGTCGGCGATCGACGAGGCCGCCGCGAACGAAGGACGTCTTGACGTGCTCGTCAACAATTTCGGCACGTCGAACCCGCGCAAGGACCTCGACATCGAGCACACCGATCCGCAGGAGTTCATCAGCACGGTGGACATCAATCTCAAGAGCGTGTTCCTCGCGTCGCAGGCGGCGCTGAAGTACATGGGCGAGGCGAAGTCGGGCAGCATCGTCAACATCTCGTCGGTCGGCGGATCGGTGCCGGACATCTCGCAGATCGCATACGGCACGTCCAAGGCCGCGATCAACTACCTGACCAAGCTGATCGCCGTGCACGAGGCGCGCAAGAACATCCGCTGCAACGCCGTGCTGCCGGGTATGACCGCCACCGACGCCGTGCAGAACGCGCTGACCGAGGACTTCCGTGAGTTCTTCCTCAAGCACACGCCGATTCGTCGCATGGCCACGCCGGAGGAGATCGCAAACGCCGTGCTGTACTTCGCCAGCGACGAGTCCGCGTTCACCACTGGGCAGATCCTCGAGGTGTGCGGCGGCTATGGTCTGGCCGCGCCCGTGTTCGGTGATCTGGCCGAACGCTCCGGCGCCCGCGGGTGA